CGACATCAAGGAGCCTGACGAGCCGGTCGAGGAGGAGGACTAGCCCGCGGCTGTCGAGGTCCCGGTCACTGAGGAGGAAGAGCCTGAGGAGCGCTCGGTGACGCCTCCAGCTGCTCCGCCACCGACGGCTCCGGCTGCTCCGAAGAAGGCTCGTCGTGCAGCTGCGGTGTCGTGAAGCCAAGAAGTGACCAAACAATAGACCTCTGCGGAGGCAAAAACACAATCATTCGCTCATCAATAAACCAAACCTTTTCCTTTTCTGGGAAGCTCAGTGGCTGAACCTGTCCACATGTGAACGGCCGAAGAGACACATGTCCACATTTTTCGCATGAGTGAACATCAGGTCGCTTGGTGATCATGTCTGGCGTAACGATTCGAATCACACCGCGGAGACATCTTTCCAGAAACGCCATAGGGGTTGTCCATCCCTCTGCGAGGAACTGCTCATAGGAATGTTCGGGCATGCGCGACCAAATCGAGTCACTCTCGGTCCATCCGTCCTCTTGAAGAAGAGTCCCGAACGGCGTGTCCTTGTGCCACAACACCGATACATCTCCGGGGTTATCACGCTTATGTTCCGCTACGCCTACGCGATCGAGGTCCTCCGGATCATACAACCAGTAGACATTCGCATGCTCGTAGTTTGGGTCACGTGCGCCCCTGAATACCTCTCGACCTTCAACGGACCACAGGTCGGACACAATATTAAGGTCGTGTTCGGTAATATCAGAACTCACTGGGTAGACAATCGAGCGGTCAATCACTGATAGCATGTTTTTACTAATGTACCCGTCTGAAAACGAATACCTTTTACCATGGGGTATTGAGTCTCACGTTACAATGGACCCACATTCTAAGGCAAAAGACCTTCTCGCGCAAGCATGCAGTGAAATTGAAGTTGCCCGACTTAATAGTATTATGGATACTCGTCAAACAACAGTTCTTAAGCGTAAACTTGTTGAAAAGGACGAGGAACTTGAACAAGTTCGATTGGAAAATCAGCAACTGCGCGCGGAGCATCTTCGTAATAGTACATCTCAAGGAGACGACATTATCCCCAGGGACGCATTCCTGCGCCATGAGATCGGCAAGAATACTATACATACGATCTATGCGATGAAGGAGCGAGACAAGCTCGTTGAGTGCAATGAGGACGCAATCAAACTTGATGGTGGTAGGGTATTCACGAGCGTTTCAAATATTGGAACCGAGCACTACTCCGATCTCGGAATCAAGAATAAGAAGACGGGCGAGCCTCGTCGATGCAATGGTTGGACGGAGGTTGAGTACCGAAAGCCCGATGGCTCGTGGGAGCCGACGAATCGCCTCCGTTAATCAAATGTAACCTTTACCGTCACGTCGTGGATACGCACAGACTTGGTTGCCGACCGGCTCAGCTCGTGCCGCTTACGACGCTCACCGTCCTTAGGTTGAATGACCTGCGAACACTCCTCCATGTCCGCATGGATCTCCTCGTAATGCGTGTCCAGATACTCGAGTACCTCATCCTGAATGGCCCACTCAAAGAAGTTCAGCTGACCCACCGTGGTGTCCAGCCCACGGAACTGAATTCGCTTCCACCGACAGAATGGATCAAACATCTTTTTGTTATACGCCTTGAGATGTGACTTGTAGACCAAATACACAATCACATGACGGTTCGTCTTCGTCATGAACGACACATTGTACTTCTTCGAATAATTGGTTACAAACCAGTCCAACAGACGCAGGCTTAGCTTAGACTTACCGGTAAGAACCTCCTCGATACGCTGAAAGTGCTCGGGATTTGCATAGAATCCTTCTAACCGACGCAGAACCCATTGCTCCTTGCTCTGAATCGTCTCCATAGTGATCCTGTGTTACAGCGCTGAAAATGAGTTTTCGAACGCTACGCATAGATAAACGCAATGGAGGCGGTTATCACAGAATGGCTGTGCGAACCACCTTATACTCGCCCGAAGAAACGACTCAAGCCTCTGATCATGCTACTGACCATAATTGGTCAAGTGAGCTACACGAGGGCTCGGCGATTTGTGTTTACCGCATTGGAGGAAGCGATGAAGGGTGAGCTTGGACGGATCTGGATGCGTGACCGTTGTGTGCGGAGAACCATTCGCATCTACGGCATGAATGACCAGCGCACGTCGGCATGGCATGCGAAGCGAGGTGAGATGATCACTGCCTCTGAGGTTTATCAGATCTTTGCAGGTGGGGAAACACGTAGGTCCTTGATCCTCCGCAAGCTTGTGCCGCAGCAGCCGACCTCCGGACATGGGGTTGGCGCAATGATCTGGGGAACGCGATTCGAGCCGATTGCGAAGGCGTTATACGAGGAAGAAACACACTGCACGATCACGGATGTATCCTGCGTTCAGCACCCGGTCTACCCATTCCTCGGCGCATCTCCTGACGGGATCATCTTCCCCACTGACCCGACCGATGTACGTCGCCGCGGCCGACTGGTTGAATTCAAGTGCCCATTCTCACGTGCCGAGTCCGATGGTGTCCCGGAGGGATACGTCCACCAGATGCAGATGCAGATGGAGTGCACTGGTATTGATGAGTGTGAGTATGCCGAGTTCAGGTTCAAGCAGGTCTTCTCGTCTGAGTGGATCCGATCGACTGCGAAGAAGGGAGTGTTCGCTGTGTTTGATGACGATACTGTGAATTACAAGCCCGCCACAATGGATCTCGCTACATGGCAGACAACTGTGTCTGATCGCGAACCACAGTTCATCTACTGGTTACTGAACTCGACGAAGAAAGCGTTCGTCCCGAAGGATCCGGGCTGGCTACCTAGGCATATCACCGCTCTCCAAACCGCATGGGATGAGGTTCTTCTTCATCGCACTGCAGGAACACTACCGCCACCACCGCCACCAAAGTCCCTTCCTACACTGGACATTTGATCACGCCAGGAAAGTAATATCCATCAGTGGGGAGCCTACGATCCACAAACCAGCGGTCAGGCATAACAATTTTTCGGTTCGCATTGAGGAACGCACCCCACCAGCTGAAGCTTGAATTTGCACAGATTCCACCTGCACACTGACTCATCAAATACAACGTCTCGAGTTCCGGCTCGTCTATGATTGTATATGAAAGACCAGTCAAATACGGCCTAGACATCGCATAGGGGAGATCATTTGTTACGATGAAGAAGTGGGCATCTGGAAACATCTTAATTGCCCGTGCATAATACTCATCCAACCCAACATCGTGATATGAATTCCCCACGTAATCACCGCCGCGAATATGAAGGAATATACCGCTTTGGACGGGGTATTTCGAGAACACGGTAGTTGGGAACACCAATTTCGAGATAAAGTCGCGATCAATGTATCTCCAGTCTTGAAAGTATCCGCGTAACTCGGTGTTCATAGATCCTCGCAATAGCATATTCCAGTCAGCGTAGGACTTAGGGTCATTTATATGGTTGAGTGGCTTCATCTGTCTATAGAGTGGTTTGAAGGTCTGAAAGATGGTGTCGAAGTAAGATACGGACGAATGAGGGGACGGATTGCTGAGTGACTGTAGGTATGAAAGACGGTTCGTCCTCCTCGCAATCTGAAGAAGGGCCGCCAACTGAAAGAGTTGGTTTCCCAATCCACCAACGAGTTCCACGGTCAGTGAGAACGGCATTATTACTTTCAGATGAAAAACCATGTTCCACAATGACCGTAACGTTTGTTACTGCGTTCTTGGATCTACATGAAACAAGAGCCAAGGACAAGACAAATGAAGCCCGTATCAACTATTTCAACCAGCTCGTTGCTACAGGTATTCGCCTTCATGTATTCGTGAGTCCAGAACACCGTGATAAGATTTCCATTACGAATGGCGTAATCGAAACAATCTCACTTGAAGAACTTGACTTCTACTCAATCTCACCACAGGGGCTGCCCAATACTCGTTCAGAAGAGCATGATACACGCAACTTTCTGATTCTGATGAATGCGAAGATTGAGTTTATGAGACGAGCCATACAGTCAGATGACTCAACTCATTACGCATGGGTAGATTTCAATCTATATCATGTGCTGAAAGACCCTCAGTCGGCCAACGACCTTCGCGCGCTCGCATCCGGATACCTTCCGCCAACATGTATGTTCTTTCCGGGCTGTTGGCCAAAGGGTGTTTCATGGGATGCAGTGAACTGGCGTTTCTGCGGTGGATTCTTCCTTGGAGATCGAGCGTCACTTCTCGCGTTTTATGATCTATATGTAACTGAATACCCTCGACTTCCTAAGCTCACATGGGAGGTTAACACATGGGCGTATCTCGAGTCGTTGGGATTTCCAATCAATTGGTATTCAGCCGACCACCGCCCATCGATCCTTCATATCCCGAGAAACGTAGTCATTGTGCCGCCCGATATCTCATATACATGGGCATCTCCTGATTGTGGCCTGTTTATAGGCGGTCCGATGTATCGGTTTGTACTGGACTGTATTCGCCAGTACGCATTTACGGCAATCTTTCCAAAGTCAGACGGAGTCATTGGCGATGAAGAGTATGACCGAATGATCGCATCACTTGGGCGCGAAGATGGTGTGACTACGTCAGGTCGAGAGTACGCCGGTATAACTCGATTGGCTCATCCGGGAACTCGACCGATTGTATGTATGCATTCGTCAAGGAGCTTCAAGAGCAGCAGTCTGTTGCTCATGCCGTGGAGCGATACTGTGTTCGAACATGGCCTCAGTCTTCCACACGTTCCGTGGTCTGAGAAACGTCCGATAGCGGTTTGGCGCGGGGGATCGAGTGGGTTTTACCGTCCGTCGATTCGAATGCAGGTCGTTGAGCGTCTGTACGGAGTCCCGAATACAGACGTTCGGTTCACTCGCGGTGGCTGGCCGATTAACGATAACATTATTCCAGATCATCACTTCGGAGAGCGTATGAGCACAGCTGAACAACTACAGTTCAAGTATATCCTGGTCATTGATGGGAATACACCTGCATCAAACGGGCAATGGGCCTTCGCAACGGGTTCTGTTCCTATCATCGTTACCCATCCGGGCAATCGATGGTGGGCAGATAGCGAGCTACAACCAATGATTAACTATGTCCCCGTACAGTATGATCTCTCTGATCTCATTGAGAAGATTCAGTGGTTGGTTGAACATGATAACGAAGCACGTATCATTGCGAACAATGCACTCGCATTGTCGAGGCGAGTCTTTAGTCCAGACTTCCAAAAGGGATATATCAGCAACCGTGTCCGACAAATTGTCCAGCAAGATCGCTGAAACTTGGGCGCTGGATGCCGATGCGGTTCTTAAACGCAAACCATTCGGATATAGGCTGAAGCGACTTCCAATACTGATCGAGAATGTAGATCCAATGGACTGTTGGATTCTGAACAAATAAGTCTGTTCCTTCTTCCCACGTTGCGATGAGTGTGTTGTAGAAGCGGGAATGTACGATGTATCCACTCGTCGTCTGGGCCTCCTGGACGCGTACGAATGTATCATCGTGTGGAGTTGATCGAATCATGTTATACGAAAGCATCACCACATCGTAGCTCTCTGGAAGGCGCGCGATCTGTGCATCCCATTCCTCCTTCGAAATGACGAATTGAAAGTCGTCTTCGAAGATCATCACGGAAGGATACCCGCGTTCGCGTGCAAGTCGTAGCACTTCGATATGTGAGAGATTACATCCGATCGTCGGAGGCGTACATTCAATCGCTGAGAACCGCTCAACCTCGATCTCCTTTTCTTTGAACTCCTGCTCAACCTGAACACGTCGGTCCGTGCGGCGGTCTAGGTTGATGTAAAACGCATGCATTGTTCACTCATGTCCATCCTGTGAAAATACGTCGATACCAAGGCCGCGTTGATGCGAACTTCGCATTCCATTCGTCGATCGTGAAGTGGTTTCCCATACTCAAGTTGCAGCGTGAGCAGATAGGGACTAAGTTGTCTAATGAGGTGGCGCCACCCTTGGATTCGGGGATGTTGTGACCGCATTGAAAGTCGAACACCGTCATGCGATTACCACACCACACGATCTTACACTTTGATTCGAAGACTCGTCCAACTTTTATGATCCATAGCTGTTCTCGTAGTGCTCTAGGTATCATTGTCTACACTTACCTGACGGCTGTATATGCGTTTACGCGGAACGGAGTCGCCATACCCTGAGCGGCTTCGACAAACGAGTTGCGCGGCATATGGTTCGTCCGCTGCTCAAATGAAGAGTGTTCAACCGTCTGCGTTCGCTGATCCTGACTACGGTCTAACATCTCGGGTTGGAACTTCTCCGATCGTGAGAGGGTCCATACGAACCAAAGCGCAACAACCCCTGCGAGAAGAGCGATGATGTGAAGCATTGTTTTACTCGGGCAATAAAAAACGAACTCTTTCCATCGTATGTAGAAAGGGTACAATGGAAGACAAGGCACTCGCAACTCTCCGCACCCTGTTTGAGCGTCGTAAGCTCTCGACTGAAACCAAGCCTATCAAAACTGAACTGAAGGACGTCAGTGCACATACGATGGGCGACGTACTCGTGATCTTTAGTCAGAAAGATAAGATGCTTGAACGCGATGTGAACACCTATCTTGAGTATGCGAGTCAGAACGACTTCAAGAATGGAATGATTGTTGTATCCAAGTCCAAGCCGTCTGGAAACCTGATGAATCTGATTCGGTCAACGTTCATTAAGGAGCGTCTGCAGTTCTTCCATGAGCGCGAGCTTCAGATGGACATCTCGACACATCGCATGTCCGTACCTCACCGCATTCTGACGCCCGACGAGGCGAAGGAGGTTCTCGACAAGAACCGCATCGTGAAGCCAGAGGACCAGATGCCGTGGATTGATTCGCAGGATATCCAGGCCAGGTTAATTGGTGCCGTACCAGGCAACATCATCGAGATTACGCGTCATAGCGATACAGTGGGCAAGAGTATCTATTACCGGTATTGCGTGCCTGACGTAAATGTTGCCTAGACACAATGGATCCATCAGAGGGGACTATGGCGGACTTGGAAGCCGAATACCAAAAGAGAAAGATTATCTACGATAACCTTGTTCGGGATGCGGTCAATCGGAATGATGACTCGAAGATTACCGCGATTGCCGCCGCAAAACGAGCAATGGGAGATTCACTGTCGAAAATGCTTGAAGTGTCGGCCCGCTCGGGCACCGAAGACCAACAACAGGAGTTAGTCCGCAGAATTATGGAGATTCAGCACGACTACAATGGCCTTCTTGTGGCGACCGATAAGCTCGAAACACTTCGGCG